ATATCCAGATTTAATTGTAATAGATCCTACTGGAGTTGGTAATGGAGCAAAATTAAGACCAATTATTGAAAATGGTAAAATTGTAGATGTAAAAATTAATAATCCAGGAATAGGATATTCAACTTCATCATCTATTCTTGTAAAATCATTAGGTTCTAATGAATTTTTAAATCCTGTTGTTAGATCTTTTACTATAGATAATAATAAGAAATTAGGTAAAAATCTTTTAATTGATGGTAAAAATAAATTAAAATATACTGTATGTGGATACAGTACAGGTTTTCTTGATGAAAGATCTGGTTCTTCCGATATAATAGGATGGGCATATGATGGAAATCCAATATATGGACCATACGGGTATAAAAATAGTGATGGTACAGGTAATATTATAAAATTAGAATCTGGATATTCAAATCCAATTGCTATTGATGCTGATAGACAAGAATTGTCACTTATTAATCCATTTTCTCTTGGATATTTTGTAGAAGATTATCAATATGATAATTCAGGAGATTTGGATCAGAATAATGGAAGATATGAAATAAATCCCGATTTTCCTAATGGGGTATATGCTTATCGTGCATTACTTGATAATAATGATAATCCTGTTTTTCCTTATTTTGTTGGTAATACTTATAGATCTAATATTATTAAAGATAATTTGATAGATGTAGATCAATCTTTTAATTTTAATAACTCCAATTTAGTTAGAAATACTTTTCCATATAAAGTTGCAGATGTAAATGCTGATAATGATTTTTTAATAGAAACTAATGAAATTGTAGATCAAAAAATTAAAGTTGAATCTGTATCTTCAGGTTCTATTACTGGATTTAATATAGTTGGTGCTGGAGTATCGTTTAAAGTAAATGATACTTTAAATTTTGATAATACTAATACTTCAGGTGAGGGATTATTGGCAAAAGTTTCTCGTGTAGAAGGATCTGTAGTTACAAATTTAAATACTACTATAGAAGAATATGATAATTCTATTATTACTTGGAATAATAATGAAATAACAGTTTCTATTTTACCTAGTCATGTTTTGAGTAATAATGATGACATTATTTTATCTGGATTATCAACTGATATATTTCCTTTAAATTCAAGTTATAAAATTGGAGTAACATCATATACAGCAAATTGTCTTTCCGATATACCAGCCTCTATTATTGGATTTACTACAGAGATATATGTTTCTAATGTTCCAAATAACGTTTCTGCTGGAAGTAGTATTAGTATTGGAGCAGAAACTTTAAAAATTTTAAATATATACAAAAATCAAAATATACTTACGGTTTCTAGAGGAACTCCGGGAATTTCTCATACCGCAACTAGTTTAATAACATTTGTTCCAGATTCATTTACAGTTAACAATAAAATAGATTATTTTGATTCTAAACTTAATGATAAAGTTTATTTTAATCCATCTAATAGTGTAGGTCTTGGTACGACTTCAGGATCTGGATATCCCGTTTCATTCTTGTTTGGTGGAAATACAATTACTAGGAACATTCCAACACGAAGAATTTATCTTGAAGATCATCCATTTGTAACTAATCAAAAACTTACTTTTACAAAGGATACTGGATATGCAAATATTTTTATTTCAACTTCTACTGATGGAAATACATTTACAATGCCATCAACAGTTTATGCTGTTAAAACAAGTCACAATACAATAGGTATAAAAACTGGTATTGGAACAACTGGAGGAAATGAAGTATTTTTCCGCAGTATTGGTGGTGGATTGGGTGGTGATAGTGACAAATATTTATTTGAAAGTAATTTTAATCAGATAACTGCTAAAGTTGAAAGAGTTAAAACATTAGTCTCTACTTCATCTACACATGGTTTACGAAAAGATGATAAGATTAGATTATTTGTTAAACCCAGTCTTTATACAGGAATTGGAACATTTAATACTATAAGTTTAAGTCGTGAAAGTGAAAGTGGAAATATTTTAATTAATCCATTAACATTTGGTAGTTCTTCAGTTAAGAAGGATAAATTAAATTTGAATGATCATGGATTTATTACTGGAGATAAAATTTATTATAGTGGTAATGCTACTGGATTATCTACTGGAAGATATTACGTTTATAGAGAAGATGATGATAATATTAAATTAGGTGAAACATATAATGATGTTATTGGGTATAATCCAACTTATGTAAGTATTACATCTGCTTCTGGTAGTCTTGGTCAAAAAGTATATTTAATTAATCCACAAATTAAAACATATAAAAATAATAATTTAGTATTTGATACTTCAGATTCATCATTAACAGGATATAATTTAAAATTCTATTATGATAATGAATATAAAAATGAATTTAATAGTACTGGAATAACAACATCATTTGATATTGTTAGTACTGCTTCTACTACTACTATTTCTTATGGTAGTAGTTTGCCAATAAAATTATATTATAATTTAGAAAAATCTGGATATATTAGTACATCTGATATAGATGTTATTAATTATTCTGAAGTTTTATATGTTGGTAGTGAATATGATGGAGATTATCCTATTTCTGGTATAGGAACAACATCATTTAATGTATTTTTAAACAAAAAACCTGAAAAATTATCTTATGCAGCAAATGATTGTGATACTTTAAAGTATTCTACAAACTCATTATTTGCTAATGGACCAATTAATAAAATAGATATATTTTCATCTGGATCTGGATATAAATCATTACCAAAATATGTTGGAGGATCTTCTACTATTGGATCTAAAGATGCCTTTATTATTCCACAATCCAATTCTATAGGTGATGTGGAAAAAGTTAGGATTATTAATGAAGGTTTTGAATATTCTTCCGACAAAACATTACAACCAAAAGCTTACATATCACCAATTCTTACTTTAGAAAATGCCAATACTATAGGTATTGTTACTGTGTCTGATGGTGGTTCTGGGTATATAAATCCTCCTGATATTATTATTGTTGACACTAATACTGGATTAAGGGTAAATAGTGGATACTTAGTAGCAGAAATGAATGGTACTAGTATTAGTAGAGTTATTATAGAAGAATTTCCTTCAGGACTTCCAGAAGTTGGTACAGAAATATTTGCAATTAATAATACAAATGGAACTACTATTGACAGTGTTCAATCAAATGTAGATGGAAAACCAAATAGATTTATTTGCCAAATAACAACACCAACTTTAAATTTCCCAATAAATCCATTCAATGTTGGAGATGAAGTTTTTGTTGAAGGTATTGTATCTATTAGTACTGATGGTAGTGGATTTAATTCTTCAGATTATGGATATAAATTATTCAAAGTTGTAGATATTCCAAGTATAAATCCATTTAAGGTTAAGTTTGATCTTGCGGAATTTACTACAAATGCAGGAATTGCAAAAACTGTTCAAGATTCATATGGAAGTCTTATTAATAAGAATAAGTATCCATCCTTTGAAGTTTATAGTTTAAATTCCAAATTTGTTGATGGTGAGCAAATAATTTCTAATAATATAGAAAGAGATTTATTTGTATCATCATATTCTAATAATATAATGAAAGTTAGTGGATCTTATTCATTATCTGTTGGTGATGAAATTATTGGTAAGATTTCTAGAAATACTGGAAGAATAACTGATGTTAAAGAAAATGTAGGTCACTATAAAGTTGATTTTTCTGTTAAAAAGGATATTGGATGGAGTGATGATGTTGGTAAATTAAGTATCGATAATCAAGTTACACCAAATAATGATTACTACCAAAATTTATCATATTCGATTAAGAGTCCAATACAATGGAGAGAATTACAAACACCAGTAAATAATATTCTCCACACTAGTGGAATGAAGAATTTCTCTGATACTGGAATTACTTCTACTGCTTCAGTTAGTATCGGATCATCAAGTGCAACAACAATAATTTATGATGTAATCGAAGATACTAGAGTTGATACAGTATACAATTTAGATATGGGTAGAGATATTGAAGTTTCTGGAGATGTTTCAAAATTTGTTGAATTTAAAACAATAAGATTATCAGATTATCTTGATTGTAGAAGTAATAATGTGTTAACAATTGATAGTATTGATAAACAATTCTCCAATTTGGAAGGAGAACCTAGTGAATATTTGAATATTGCAGAATTGGGTGGAATTGATATTTTCGATAATTATATAATTAGAATTTCTAGCAATGGATATACGCAGGAACAATTGCAGTTATCTGAATTAATTTTAATGAATGATGGTAATAATAATGTATTATTTGACAAAAATGAGTTAATTAATTCTGGAATTGGATTTACTTCTTATATTGAAAATACATTTGGGGCATTTTCAATTGTTGAAGATAAAACTGTATCATTCTTACGATTTATTCCTAAAGATCCTTTTAATATAGATTATGATTTAAAAATCATTAAGAGTAATTATAGTTCAGTATTGCCTGGTATTGGTACTATATCATTAGGAGCTATTGATTTAACTTCGTCTATTAATACAATTAACGCTGGAGATACTGATTCGATTATAAGTGTAAATTCTACAGAATTTGGATCATTACTTGTAAACAGTCATGTTATGAATCTTACAACAAAACAGGTGAATTTTGTAGAATCTTATATAACTCATGATGGAACTGATACATATGTTTCTGAATATTTTGTTGATGGTAGTGTAGAAAATAATGGACAAATTGGTAATTTTACACCCAATCTTACAGGACAATCATTATCTTTAAATTATTCAAATACAACTTCAAACATAGTTAAGGTAAAATCAAGAATTGTTGGATTTGGTACAGTACAATCTAATGACGAATTTAGATTTAAGGCACCATTACAGGATGATGGTAGTGAAAGATCTGCAATATATCAAGGAACATCTTCCACTTCTATTGGTTCTGCATCAACTACTATAATTGGTATGTCTACCAGTTTGTTTGATGGATTTAAATCTTTGGTTGAAGTTAGTGTAGGATCATCTAAAGCTATTCATCAATTAACAGGTATACAGGAAGAAGAAACTCTTTATTTGCAACAATCACAATATCTTTCTATTGGTAATAATCAACCAACTGGTCTTGGAACTTTTGGATTATCTTATAATGGATCTTTATTTGATTTAAACTTCTATCCTGATGATGTAGGAGCAGCTACTTCAATAGTATCTTTTAATCAATCATTATATACATTTGTTGATCAAAGTAATACTTATAATACTTTTGATTATGGTAGAATTACTGATAGTGTTACTATTCAATTGTATAATGCTATTAATGGAAAAAGGATTAATAAATCATCCTTTGATCTAAATTATAATTCAACTCCAATTTTTTCTAAGTCATTTAATCCCTCAGATAATAGTTCACTAAACCTTTCAACTGGATTGTTTACTATTAAAGATCATTTCTTTAGAACAGGTGAGAAACTAAATTATAGACCAGATTCAACATTTGCTGGTGTTGGTGCTACACCTATGATGTATAGAAGTACTGTTAGTGGTACGTTACCTTCATCAGTTTTTGCTATTAGGAAGACTGATGATACCTTTGAGATAGCAACAACAAGAGCATTAGCTACTGCAGGAACTGCTATAACATTTACATCTGTTGGAGAAGGTAATGCACATAAATTTATAATGGATAAGAGGAATGAGAAATCAATAATAACTATTGATGGTATTACACAATATCCATTAGCACCAACAAATATATCACACAATTTAGCATATAATGAAGGTGGTCAAATTTCAGCATCATCCACAACATTTTCATTAAGTGGAATATCATCAGTACTTGTAGGAAATGTATTAAAAATTGATGATGAATATGCCGGAATAATTAATGTTGGTATTGGAACAAGTACCATAGGACCAATTACACCAGGTATTGGAACTTATACTCTTGTTTCAGTTAATAGAGGTTTTGTTGGTACTAGTGCAACAACACATACAAATAGTACTGCAGCAAAATTATTTAAGGGTAATTACAATATTGTTGATAATGAAATTAATTTTACCGATTCACCTAGAGGTAATCCACAAGGACAAGAAGAACTTTCAGGATTGCCTTTTGTTAGATCTAAGTTTACTGGAAGAGTATTTTTAAGAAATGATTATTCTTCTAATATCATATATGATGACATTTCAGATCAATTTACAGGATTAAAGACAGATTTTACATTAAGAGTTGGTGGTGCAAATACTGTTGGTATTGGAACTAGTGGTGGTAATGGATTATTGTTTATAAACAGTATTTTCCAAACACCAAGTACCGATAATAATCCTGCTAATAATTTTAAAATTATTGAAGATGCTAGTGCTGGAGTATCAACTGTCATCTTTAGTGGAGTTACATCTACTAATGGATCTCTTGTACAATCTGTATTTGATATAAATCAAAATCAACTTCCTAGAGGTGGTGTTATTATTTCTTTAGGATCTACACCTGGATTGGGATATGCTCCTCTTGTTGGAGCAAAAGTAAAACCAGTAATAAATGAAAGTGGAACAATAACTAATGTTGTAGGTATTGCTACTACTGGAAGTGCTTTATCGATATCAACTGCAGTTTATGGTGAAAAAACAGGTATATTAACTATTACTACCACAACACCACATGATTTAACATTTGGATATAAATCTGTAGATGAAGTAAGATTAGTTGGGTTGGAGTTTACATGTAGTAGTTCTTATGCTGGTTTAACTACAACTATCTTCCCTGAAACGGATAATAATACATATTCAATTGTTGGTGTTGCGGATACAAATATATTTTCGGTTGATGTTGGAATTAGTACTATTGCACACGTGTATGTTGGGCAAGGAACTGTTTATCCTTGGTATGGTGATTTAAACTTTGGATCTGGATATAATAATATCGTATCTATAGGTGTTACTATTAAAGATGCTGGATATGAGCATAATTATATTGGAGTGTATCCAAATAGTATTACTGTAAATGCAAATAGTATTGGAGCAAATAGTTTTTTAAATCCAGATGATGCTACTTACAATCCAGTAACTGGAGAATTAGTTTTGATAAAGGCAAATCATAATGCTATTACAGATACAACTCATACACCAAGTATTGCGTATTATGATGGTACTGTTGGTATATTAACAGTTACTGTTACAGGAACTCCAAGTCCAGCATTGGCAGATGGTCAATTGGTCAGACTTAATAATGAATCATTTGTATTTACATGTGCTAAAGACAATCATGCTACAGAACATAAGTATCCAAGACCTTCGGATCCTTTAAGTGAAAAATGGGTTCCTATTTCAAATGTAACTGGTAGTACATTTGAAATAAATGTTCTTAATATAATACCATCAACTAATACAGGAATTCATACATTTGTTGGTGTTACTACTACATTAAAAAGATCTGCTAATACAATATCAATTACTGATAATTCATTAACATTTACATGTTCTAAAGATGTACATGAAACTCAACACACTTATCCTAGAGCAACAGATCCAATTTCAGTCGGTGGTGGATCTACTGTTATAACAGGAATTACAACCAATTCTATTACAATAAATGTTGGGAAAAATGTTGGAACTAATGCAGTAATTACTGCAAATCCTGTAGGATTTAATACTCACCAATTTGTTTCTGCATCTTCAAATGCAATTGAAATTATTAGTGCTTTTAGTGGAGTAACTGGTGATTTACAACCTGCTTCAGGAACTTCATATAATCCTAAAACTGGTATTCTTAGTGTAACTGTTTCTGGTCATTCATTAACAACTTCAGATACAGTTAAAGTTAAAGCAAATACTATAGTATTTAAATGTGCTCAAGATAATTATCAAACTATTCACGAATATCCAAGAACTTCTGATCCAGTTTATAATACTAATATATCTGTTGGATCAACAACACTCAATACTTTCGAACTTAATGTTGGTAAATCTACTTATGGTAGTGGAGGAGCATTAGAGTTCAATATTGTTAATGGTGGAATTAACTATAAGAGACCAGAAATATATGTTTCTTCACCTTCATATGAAAATCTTGCAATTAGAGGAACTTCAAGATTGGGTATGGGTAATACAACCGATACTGGAGTTGGTGTTTTGCTTGATCTTGAAGTTTCTCCTGCTATTGATGAAAATGAATTTTTCACTCATATGTTTACAAGTGCAGATGATAATTCTGTTGCTGTAGATTCTTGGAGTGGTACTAAATTAACTCCTAATGATGCTTCTTATATCCCCTCTACTGGTGTTTTAACTTTAGGATTTGCTTCTAATCATAATTTAGTAGCAGGGAGTAATACTCTAGGAATTGCAACCAATAGTATTGGTTTTAAATGCTCTAAGGATGATTATATTACTATCCATACATATCCACGTACATCTGATCCTATTCACAATTTATCTAACGTAGCAATTGCGGCAACTACATTAAAAACTTTATCAATAAATGTTGGAAAACAATATACAGGTCCTGTTGGTTTAGGTTCTGAATTATTCCAAGTTTCTAATTTTAAAGTTGCTAGAAATGGATATGCTTTCCAATCTGGAGATAAATTTGAGGCTGTTGGATTAGTAACTGATAGAAAATTACATTCAGTGGAGCAAAGATTTGAATTGGAAGTTACGCAAGTATTTTCTGATCAAGTGGCTCTTTGGCAATTTGGTGAACTTGATTTTATTGATTCAATTAAAAAATATCAAGATGGATCAAGAACGAGATTCCCATTGTTCTATAATGGATCATTAATTAGTGTTGAATCGGGTGATGATTTTGAAACTGATCTTTCTAGTGTAATGGTTATTATGAGAAATGGTGTTCTTCAAGAACCAGAAGAATCATATTATTTTATAGGAGGAACTTCTATAAACTTTACAGTTGCTCCAAGAGGAACTACTATAGATGAGGATGGAAATGAAAAATCTGGAGATGATATAGCAATATTCTTCTATAAAGGAACAGATCAAACAGATGCTATAACAGTTACACCTAAGAAAAGTGGTTTAGAAGTTGGAGATGAAATACAACTACGACAAAATCCAATTGAAGAAAATTCTTTATCGCAAGATGAAAGAACTGTTTATTCGATAACACAATCCGATACTTTGAGTACTAATTTATATAACGGTGTAGGTATAATTACAGACGGAAGTGATATTTACAAACCTGTTTCTTATATGAGACAAAAATATGATAAAATAATTAATTCTGAATATGTTTATAAAACAAGAGATACTTTAGAACCTCAAATATATCCAACAGCAAAAATAATTGGTTATGCTTCAACATCCGATAATTACTTCTTTGTTGATGATGTAAGTTTATTTAATTATGAATCTGAAGGATCACCTAATTTTGGTGCACTAATAGTTTCTGGTATTGATCCTGTATCTGCTGCAGCAACTGCTACAATTAGTGTAGGTGGAACTGTAACTGGATTTACAACTACTACAGTAGGTTTTGGATATACATCAGCAACTGTTTCTATTGCAGCACCTCCAGTAATAATTTCTAAGGATAGTAATGATGAATTGGTTGGTGTTGGAACAACTGCTACAGCAACTGCAACAGTGTCTGGAGGATCTATCAGTGGCATTACATTAACTAATCCAGGTCTTGGGTATACATTACCACCAAAAGTATTAATATCCGTCCCTGAACCAGTTTATGAGAATGTCACAACTGCACCAGCATCTAGTCTTACCATACAAGGAAATTCTGGAATTGTTACTGGTATTACAACTGTAATGTTTGGTTCTGATTTGGCAATTGAAATAACTGGTATTACTACAGAAAGTCCATCATTCCCATTGATGGTTGTTGGAAATCCTTTATATGTTTATGATACCGAAGTTGGACACGGTGTAACTTCTATGGATACTGCAGGAACTACTGAAGTTGGTATAGGAACTACATTTGCAGATAATATCTATACTATTGCTGCATTCTATCAAACTGGTGTTGCTCCAAATGAAGTTACTGGAATTATTACATGTATTATTAAGTCGGATACAGATACTTCTGGACTTCATACTATGGGAATAGGAACAATGCCAGTTGGTAAGTATTCTAGTGGAAAAATTAGTGGATTTACTAGATCATCAAATCCAATTTCTATTGGTATTAGCGGATACACTATTAATAGTGGATTAACAACTTTTCCAACTATGCAGAGAAGAAGTGGTGGTGATACTTGGGAAGACACTGGAGCAATTGATAGGAAGATTTGAGATTATGTATAAATATCTAAAAAACTATTAATATGCCAGCTGTAGTAACAGATCAATTTAGAATATTAAACGCATCTAATTTTGTTGATTCTGTATTAGATGAAACTAATAATTCTTATTATGTTTTTTTAGGTCTACCAAATCCTCAAGGTAAAGCACCTAATGGTTTGATTGGGTTTGGTAGATCCAGTACATGGAATACGAACCCTATACCATCTCCTGTAGATAATCTACAGTATAGAGGTCAATATAAAGACACTTCAATTTTTGGTAAAAAAATTAGTAGTCAAAATATTAGAAGAGTTGTAAAAAAACACACTTGGACTTCTAACACTAGATATGACATGTATCGGCATGATTATCAAGTTGGAGTTAATGAAGCACCAAATGGAGAAACTGGAAATTTATATAATACAAATTTTTATGTAATAAACAGTGATTATAGAGTTTATATCTGTATTCATAATGGATCTTCTCCAACATTACCAAAAGGATCAAAATCAATAGATGAACCAACATTTACTGACTTAGAACCATCAGCAGCAGGTACTAGTGGAGATGGATATATTTGGAAATATCTATTTACAGTATCACCAAGTGATATTATAAAATTTGATTCAACTGATTATATTGTAGTTCCGAATGATTGGGGAACTACCACTGATAGTCAAATACAAACTGTTAGAGAAGCAGCAGATTCTGATATCAACAAAAATCAATTAAAGACTATAGTTATTAAAAATGCTGGATTACCTGGCAATTATACTGAAGGAACTCATTCTGTTAATATTCTTGGTGATGGTATAGGTGGAAAGGCATTGATAACTGTTTCTAGTATTGGTATAATAACTAAAGCTGAAATTACAGCAGGTGGATATGGATACACTTATGGAATAGTTGATTTGGGTCCTCTTCAAGCAAGTACAACCATTTCGGGTCCTGCATATTTAATACCTGTTATTCCACCATCAAAAGGACATGGTTATGACATTTACAGTGAGTTGGGTGCTGATAAGGTATTAATTTATGTGAGATTTGATGATTCCACTAAAGATTTCCCAACTGATACTAGTTTTGCTCAAGTTGGTATAGTCAAAAATCCATTACAATTTAGTTCTTCTAATAAAGCAACATCAAATGATTATTCTTCATTATATTCTATTAAGTTAACTGGTGATCTTGGAACAACTGTAGATGTAGTTGGAACGGGTATAACTCAATCAGTTGCTGGTGGTGGTGTAGCTAGAGGATATATTGCATCTTATGATAAGGACACAAATGTATTGAAATATTTTCAAGATAGATCTTTATATTTTGGAGATGCAAATGATCAAGGTGATAGTTCTGTTGTAAGTACTCAATCAAAAGTTCTTTCCTTTGAATCCACTTCTGCGACTATTATTTCATCCAGTCCTTCATTTTCTGTTTCTGTTGATAGGGGTTTTAGTGGAGTTAGTACTACAACTAGTTCTGGTAAGCAAATAAATCTTGGAGTTGAGTTTACAAATGGACTTGCTAATCCTGAGATAAATAAAAAGACAGGCGATGTATTGTACATCGACAATCGATCTATTGTCAAAAGAGATCTGAGGCAAAAAGAAGACATTAAAATCATACTGGAATTCTAAAGAAAATGACACAAAAGACAAATTTAAATGTAAGTCCTTACTATGATGATTTTGATAGTGAAAAAAATTATCATAAAGTATTATATAAACCAGGATTTCCAGTTCAAGCTAGAGAATTAACATCTTCTCAATCTATTTTACAAAATCAAATAGAATCTTTTGGTAGTAATATTTTTAAAGAGGGATCTCCAGTAAATGCTGGTGAGATTGCATATGTTAATCAATTTAATGCTGTTAAAGTAAATAACATTAATTATGGTATTGATGTTTCAGTTTATCTTAATAATTTTATAGGTAAAAAGGTAACAGGAGAAGTTTCTGGAGTTACTGGTATTCTTAAATATGTTGCATATCCAAATACAGATCCTGTAGATGATGTAACAGTATATATTACATATTTGAGTGCTGATAATAATTTTAAAATAACTCCTTTTGTGGATGGAGAATCTTTAGTTTGTAATGAAAATGTTGTTTATGGCAATACAACCATTGATTCAGGAACTGCTTTTGTAAGCTTATTGTCATCAGGTGCAACTTCAATAGGATCTGCTGCTTACATACAAGATGGAATTTATTATATTAGAGGATTTTTTGTAAATGTTTCTAAACAAACTCTTGTTTTAGATTATTATGATAATAAACCATCATATAGAGTTGGATTAAAGATTTCGGAAACTACTATTAATGCAAAAGATGATAATTCTTTATATGATAATGCTAAAGGATTTACAAATTATGCTGCACCTGGTGCCGATAGATTAAAAATTTCTTTAACTTTAAGTAAAAAATTATTAACTGATAATGATGATACAGATTTTGTTGAGTTAATGAGGATTGATAAAGGAAAAATTAAAAAAATTATAACAAAATCTCAATATGATGATATTCGTGATTATATGGCACAAAGAACATATGATGAATCTGGACACTATGCTATTGATCCATTTACACCTTCAGTTCATAATTCTTTGGATAATAGATTGGGAAATAATGGATTATTTTTCACTACAGAAAAAACAGAACAAAGAAATACACCATCAGATGATTTGATGTGTATAAAAATTTCCCCAGGAAAGGCTTATGTTAAAGGGTATGATGTTGAAAAACCTGGAACAACAATAATTGATGTTGAAAAGCCAAGGGATGTTGGGATTAGAAGTGATAGTGGCGTTAATTTTAATATGGGAAATATTTTAAAGGTTAATAAAGTTTCTGGTGTTCCTAAACAAGGTAGTATTGTAACTTTATATGATAGTTTTTTAGGAAGTTCTCCATCTGGTATAGGAAGTGCTAGGATATATTCTCTTAATTTGGAGGAAAGTGCTTATACTGGAAATAGTAGTGTTTGGGAATTAAGATTATTTGATATACAGACTAATACAGTTTTGACATTAAATTCTTCTGCATCTGTATCTGAAATTCCTGAAAGTTCTTATATAAAGGGTAGAAGTAGTGGTGCATCTGGATATGTTGTATCAAATGCTGGAGTATCAACAGAATTTCAGTTAAATCAAACATCTGGTATATTTTCTAAAGGTGAACAAATAGAAGTAAATGGGGTTCCCTTTCCCAGAACTATTGGTATAGTTACGGCATATAATACCCAAAATATTAAATCAGTAACATCTTCTGCTACTGATTATCCAAATTTTTCTGCAAATAGTCATATTGAAAGATTTAGAATGCCAGGTGGAGTTGATATTGTTGATATTACAACACGTTCACCAGCAACTGCAGCTGGTGTTTCTACTGCTACTGCAGGTTTTAAACCATTTACTGGAATTAGAAGAGGTAGTGTAGTTAGATATCAACAAGCTGGATTTAGTACGGAAACATATAATAAAGTTGAATCAATATCAGATGATGGATATTCAATAGTTCTTAAAGCAATAGGAAATAATGTTGATGGTGTATATCTTGGTGCTTTACCAACGGCAGATACACAAGTTACAATGTTTGCTGGAGGTCCTTTAGTGAGAGGACAAGCATCATTATATGTTCCTTTAGCAAATTCTAATATTTCTGATGTAGATCTCGTGAATTCTGAACTAAGAGTTACAAAACAAGTAATTAATCAAGGTACATCTTCTAGTGGTAAGTTAACTACTCCAATGTCAGCTGTTAGATCACAATATCCAGAAATTACAAATGCAACTTTTGAATCTTTTGATCAAGAAAAATATTCTATTCATTATAGTAATGGTTCTATTGGTGCAATTGCAAATGATACATTTTTATATCAAGATGCTGGAGAACAAGTTTCGGTAACATCTTTAGCTATAAATCAAACTTCTGCTGTTGTTAATACAACTATCAATAAGAGAGGAATTATAAGTAAAACTAAAGATTATATTAGAAGTCAAAATCTTGATGTAATTTACTCCAAATATGAAAAATCTGGTGATGTTGCTGTAGGATTGGGTGCTTCCACTGTTCCTGATGGTTTAAAATACGATCCAAGATATGGATTGAGAGTTCAAGATCAAGAAATATCATTAAATTATCCAGATGTTGCTAAATTTATAGCAGTTTATGAATCATTAGATGATACTGCTCCTACTTTTGATGTATTTGAGTTTACATCATCTGTAAATGTTACTAAAAATGCAGTTATTGGTGAAAAATTATTAGCAGAAGAAGGTAATGCTGTTGCTCAAGTAGTTTCAAAACCTGCAAATAATAAATTGGGAATTGTATATCTATCACTTGATAAATTTTCTTCTTCTGATAAAGTAGTTTTTGATGAATCTAATATTCAAACAAATATTGAATCCATTACAAATGGAAAATATAAGAATATAACAAATAAATTTACTTTAGATAAAGGTCAAAGAGATCAGTATTATGATTATTCTAGAATTGTTAGAACTCAAGAATCTGCAGAACCTTCTAGAAGATTGTTAGTGGTATTTGACTATTATAAAGTACCATCTTCAGATCAGGGAGACGCATTTACCGTTTTAAGTTATAGTGGATCTAGATTTTCAAATGATATACCAAATATTGGAGTAAGTGGAATTAGAGCAACAGATACTATTGATTTTAGACCTAGTGTAGCTCCATATAATGAAGCATCTTCTACAATATCTCCATTTGATTTTAATTCAAGATCTTTTAGTTTGAAACAATATGCAACTCCAAATGAAATATCTAGATTGGGATATGAATATTATCTTCCAAGAATTGATAAATTATCTTTGAATAAATTTGGTAGTTTTGTATATGAAAAGGGAACTTCATCAATAAATCCAAAACCACCATCAGTAAATTCGGATTTGATGGAGATTGCTACTCTTAAATTCCCACCATATCTTTATAATACACAAGATGCACGTATGGTTTTGGTTGATAATAGAAGATATACAATGAGAGATATTGGATATATTGATGATAGAGTAGCAAATTTAGAAGAAGTAACATCTTTAACGATGTTGGAACTTAGTACACAATCTTTACAAATTCAAGATGCAGAAGGTAAAAATAGATTTAAAACAGGATTTTTTGTTGATGCATTTACAAATCGTGATGGAATGTTTCCAGGACTTTCTACAGTAGAATTAAATCCATTTGCAAATGAAATACAAGCACCTGTAACTAGAAATTCACTTACACCTCTTTTAGCTCCTGATAGATCAATTATCAGTTCTGAACTTGATACTTTTGAAAATTATCTGTTATTTGATAGTAATGTTCAAAAAACTGGAAAAGCAATAACTTTAGCATATGAAGAAGTTGATTGGATAGATCAAATATATGCTACCGAAAATAGTGAAGTTAATGTTAACCCATATGAACTTCCATCTTATACTGGAACCCTTGAATTGAATCCAGAAATGGATATGTGGAATAGAACTATTCAATTGGAGGATAATTTAACTCAGCAAACTGGAGGAAATAGTGTTCATAATATGAATTTGGATTTATCTCTTACTGGTAATTTAAATCTTAGTGGTTCAACAGACATTCATACAGAGACTCATATTACAACAACAGATAGAGATATTGTAGCAGGAACTTTTACTGT